AACTTTTTGATATTAAACCAAAAGCTAAATACGAACCTGATCCAGGAGCAATGTCAGATGAAGAGATGGCAGCACTTTTAAAAAAATCTGAAGATGAAACACCTGATGAATTTGCAACAGGGGGTAGAGTTGGTTTTGCTTACGGAAGTTTACCAAAAGGTATTCAAAAATTATATAGAGCAATAAATAAAAAATTTGGTAAAGGCACAATTAAAACTGCTGATGAATTAGAAAATCCTAAACGTCCATTAACTGACGAAGAAATTAAAATGTATGAAGAAGAGTTAGGAGATAGTGAAACTTGGATGTCTTCAGGTACATTAGAAGAAGCAGAGAACGCTTTGAAAAGACGAGAAGAATATGAAGCTGCAATGTATACAGATTACAAAGCAGGTAGATTAGATCCACAACCAGGAGAAAAAGGTAGAAGAGAATTTTTAGAAAAGAAACTTGAAGAGATGGAAATGTCTGGTGATAAAAAAATAATGAGTGTAGATGAGATAGAAGAATTATCTAATATGGACCTTGAAGCTGAAATGAATGTATCAAAAGGTTTAGCACCAAAAATGGTGGAGCGATTAGAATTAAAACAAAAATATCCAGGCATTACAGATGAGTTACTTGATAAGATTTTAATCGATGACAATATGCAAAGAAAAGCAGAAGTATTAGCTACAATAGATGAAGCTTTTAAAATGCTGGAAAAAGGAATGGGACACGATGAAGTTTTAGATACACTTAAAAACGTAACAAGAACTAAACAAGCAGGTGGAGGACTTGCCTATCTGATGGGATTATAAGCTATGTCAAAATCTGAAAACGTAGCTTTATATAAATACCTGACACGCCCTGCTAGCCCCCAGTTACCCGGAGCGAGAAGCGAGAGGCAAATGTATGCTAAAGGTTCAAGATTAGCAGATCAACTACCTTTAGAAGATTATGTCACGATTGTTAAAGAAATGGTGGCAGATAAAAATTATGTACCACCGGTAAACATTAATCGTAAAGAAGTAGGAAGAATTCCTAATTTTGAAAAAGCAAAAGAATTAGTCAAAGCAGAAATGGGTGATGGATTTACTAGAGCTTATGATGCAAATGTTAGAAGAAGAATAAAATTAAAACAAAAAGCAGCAAGAGAAGCAGATCCAGAACGTAAAGCAATTTATCTTGCTAAAAGTGCAGAACGAAGAAGAGCAGGTAGAATTAAAAAATTAGGTGGTGATGTAAAAATGACTCCTGCCGAAAAGTTTTTAAACTTTCAACAAAGTTTAGTAACTAAACAACTTAATGAAAAAATAAGACAGAATCCAGATTTAATTTTAAAGAATGAAGAATTGATGGATCAATTATCAACCACAGTTTCTAAAGATGGAGATATCATAAAAGTAAAACCTAGTTTAACTGATATTAAAAATAGAGGTATCTTTGAAATAGAACATCAAAGAGATATTTACAAACAAGGAAAGATGAAAGACTTTCCATATAATAGAAATTTAATATTAGGACCTTATAATAGAACTGGTGGTTTTAAAGAATCAGCTGAAAAGTTTATTGAAAAAAATCCTGATCCATCAAATCCAAAAGTTCAAGCGATATTAACTAAGGCAGATGAATTAGGAGTTACAATTAGACCTAACGTACCTGAAGGAACTTTTCCAACTAAAGCATTAGGATATAAACAAGCTCCAGATCCAATTAGTAAATTTGTGGATGTTGCAAAAAAAGTAACTCCTGCATTAGCATCAGATGATTTAGGTATACCAAGTTATACTGGTGATATTCAAAAAGCTAAAGCTGCGTTAGGGGTCAAGGAATTAAAATCAGAATTTTTTCCAGGAGCAAAAGCAACAGGAGAATTTATTTCTTCAACTGTTGAAGACTTTGGAGCAAAAAGAATTGGTAAGGGTTTATTAAAAACTTTAGGACTTGCTGGAGCTGCTTATGGTGTCTATGATACTGGAGTTGCTTTATCAGAAGGTAAGTCTTTACCTGAAACTGCATTTAGATTTTTTGGAGCTGATCCTATCTACAATATGATTAGAGAATATAATCGTCTACCAGAAGATGCACAAGAAATTCAAAAAAAAATAAATGCACAACAATCGTTTGATGTAGCTATGGATGATCCATTAGCTGAAGGAAGAATGGAAAGACCGGTAGTGACTCCTCAAGAACAAATGTATTTAGAAGAACAAAAGAAAATTGTTCAACAAAAAGTAGAAGAAGAAAATAGAGCTAGAGCTGAAGGCAGATCAGGACTTGTTAATTTTGCTAAACAAAAATTTTATGAAGCTACAGGAACACCTTATCATATTGGTTTTGCAAATGGTGGTAGAGTACAACTTTCTGAAGGTGGTAAACCAAAAGATATAGGTAGAAGAAAATTTTTAAAACTTGTTGGTCAAGGTGGAACTGTATTAGCGGCATTACCTTTCTTAGGTAAATTTATTAAGCCAGCAACTAAAGCAGCTCCTGAAGTATTAGAAGCAATATCAAGATCCGCAGATCAAATGCCAGATTATTTAATCAATTTAGTTAATAAAATTAAAATGATGGGACAAGCTAAAATTGTTGGTAAGATGGATAGTCCTGATGAATTTATGAGATATGATTTAGGTGACTATGAATTGTTTGAAGGATCAGGTGGATATAGATTAAAAAGAGTTAAAGACCGAGGAGAGTATGGTTATGAAGAATTTGAAATGCAAGTTAAACAAGACCCTGAAACAGATTTTGTTGAATACGAAGAAGTATCAGTAAGACCAGATGAAGATGGAAAATTAAAAGATGTTGATTTTGGTATTGATGATGACATACACGCAGAAATGAAAAAGTTTGCCGATGAAGACTAATACACCTTATAAACATGGAAAAAAATCTGGTCCTCCACCAAAGAAAGGACCTCAGTCACAGGGCTTGAATTTACAATATAATACTGTTAAGACTATAAAACTGGAGAAAATAAATAATGGCAGACGTAGATAAGGCTTTACCGAACGTAGAGCAAAACATTACCGTACCTTCTGATGTTGAGATAGAAGAAGCTCAAGAACAAAAACAAGAAGAACTTGACGAACAAGGTAATCCAGTTGAGATTACTGAGAACGAAGATGGATCAGTAGATATTAATTACGATCCTGGAATTGGATCAGTTGCAGGAACAGAAAATCATTACGATAATTTAGCTGAACATTTACCTGATGATGTATTAGGTCCTTTAGGTTCAACATTATTTGGTAATTATCAAGATTATAAAAATTCAAGAAAAGATTGGGAATCTGCTTACAAAACTGGATTAGATCTGTTAGGATTTAAATATGAAAACAGGACGGAACCATTCTCGGGTGCTTCGGGTGCCACTCATCCGGTGCTTGCTGAAGCTGTTACTCAGTTTCAGGCGTTGGCATATAAAGAGTTACTCCCAGCTGATGGACCAGTCCGAACACAAATCTTAGGAACTCCTTCTCCAGAAAAAACTCAACAAGCGTCAAGAGTTAAAGATTTCATGAACTATCAATTGATGGATCAAATGAAAGAGTATGAACCTGAGTTTGATCAAATGTTATTTTACTTACCATTAGCAGGATCTTCATTTAAAAAAGTTTATTTTGATGAAGTCATGCAAAGAGCCGTTTCTAAATTTGTACCGGCTGATGAATTAATTGTTCCGTATACAGCTACCTCATTAGATGATGCGGAAGCAATTATTCATAGAATAAAAATTTCTGAAAATGAATTAAGAAAACAACAAGTTGCAGGTTTCTATCGTGATCTTGATTTAAAACCAGGACAATACAATGAAGATGAAGTTGAAAAAAAAGAACATGAATTAGAAGGAACAACAAAGTCTGGAAGAGAAGAAGATGTATTTACTTTATTAGAATGTCATGTCAATTTAGATTTAGAAGGCTTTGAAGATGTAGATGCTGAGGGAGAGCCAACAGGAATTAAACTTCCATACATTGTAACTTTAGAAGAAAACTCAAGAGAGATTTTATCAATTAAAAGAAACTATGAAATAAATGATCCTAAGAGATCTAAAGTACAATACTTTGTACATTTTAAATTTTTACCTGGACTAGGTTTTTACGGTTTTGGTTTAATACACATGATTGGTGGTTTATCAAGAACTGCTACATCTGCTTTACGACAACTATTAGATGCAGGAACTTTGTCAAATTTACCTGCTGGATTTAAACAACGAGGAATCAGAATTAGAGATGATGCACAGGCTATACAACCCGGTGAATTTAGAGATGTAGATGCACCTGGAGGAAACATTAGAGACTCATTTATGATGTTACCATTTAAAGAGCCTTCACAAACTCTCTTACAGCTTATGGGTGTCGTTGTATCTGCAGGACAAAGATTTGCTTCAATAGCAGACCTGCAAGTGGGAGATGGGAATCAGCAAGCCGCGGTGGGAACGACAGTTGCGTTGCTAGAAAGAGGAAGTCGAACAATGTCGGCTATCCACAAAAGAATTTACTCTGCTCTTAAAAATGAATTTAAATTATTAGCAAGAGTTTTTAAATTATACCTACCTGAAGAATATCCTTACGATGTAGTAGGTGGTCAAAGAACAATTAAGCAACAAGATTTTGATGACCGTGTAGACATATTGCCAGTTGCTGATCCAAATATATTTTCTCAAACACAGCGTATTTCACTCGCTCAAACGGAATTGCAATTGGCAATGTCTAATCCAGCAATTCATAATCAATATGCAGTATTTAGAAATATGTACGAAGCATTAGGTGTAAAAGACATAGATCAAATTTTAATTCGACCACAACCCCCACAACCAAAGGACCCTGCGTTAGAACACATTGATGCTCTCGCAGGGAAACCGTTCCAAGCGTTTCCGGGACAAGATCACAGAGCACACATGACTGCTCACTTAAATTTTATGGCAACTAACATGGCAAGAAACAATCCTGTTATTATGGCTGCGTTAGAAAAGAACTGTTTTGAACATATTTCTTTGATGGCTCAAGAACAAGTTGAAGTAGAATTTAGAAATGAGTTACAACAACTACAACAAATGCAAATGGCTGCTCAACAAAATCCACAAATGGCACAACAGATGCAAATGCAAATAAGAATGTTATCTGAAAAGATAGAATCTAGAAAAGCAGTATTGATTGCAGAGATGATGGAAGAATTTATGAAGGAAGAAAAAGAAATTACTTCACAATTTGACAATGATCCTATTGCAAAACTTAGAGCAAGAGAACTTGATTTGCGTGCACAAGAAAATTTCAGAAAAGAAGAGGAAGCAAAAGAGAGAATTAACCTTGATAAGATGAAAGCAATGATGAATCAAATGACTACTCAACAAAAAATTGATCAAAATGAAGAATTAGCGAACTTAAGAGCCGATACATCATTAACAAAAACAGTTTTACAACATGAATTAAAAAATAAGGACGGAATGTAATGAATAAATCACAGAAAAAAGTAAAAAAAGTAATGAAAGAGTTTAAAAAAGGTGAACTTAACATTGGAAAAAGCAAAAAGAAGGTGAAAAGTCGTAAACAAGCGATTGCAATTGCACTTTCTGAAGCTGGAAAAAGCAAAAAGAAGAGATAATTTATGTTTCCTTGGTCTTTAATAGGTACTGCACTTAAAACTGGCGCTGAAATTTATAAAAATAAGAAAAAATCTGAAATTATAATGTCAGAAGCACAGATTGTGCATGCTGAAAAGATGAAACGAGGAGAAATTGAGTACACTGGACAGATTGCACAAAATCAGAAAGGGGATTGGAAGGACGAATTTATTTTATTAACACTCTCTTCGCCTCTGTTTTTGCTTGCATATTCTGTTTTTGCAGAAGACGAAAATATTAGTGCTAAATTAGACTTGTATTTTGAAAAATTACAGAATATGCCTTGGTGGTTAATCTCACTTTGGGTAGCTGTAGTGGGAGCTGTTTATGGTATAAAGGCTACAGAACTAAAACAATTTGGAGGTAAAAAATGAGGAAATTAATTAGACATTGGGTATGTAAACTGTTAAAAATTACACCATGTATTTGTAAACATGAATGCAGTTGTAAAAAGGAGTTCAAAAATGAAAAATAAAAAGAAATCTTTTCCTGATTTAAACAAAGATGGAAAAATAACTAAAGCAGACATCTTAAAAGGGAGAGGTGTATTTGCTGAAGGTGGACCAGTAGAAGTTCAAGCAGACAATGCTGTTGATATGGTGGGTAATCCAAAAGGTAAAAAGAAATCTATTCAACTTAAAGGTTGGGGAAAAGCGAGACACTAATGAAAAGTAAATATCATAAAACTAAATCTGGTAAAATGGCAAAGAAAGGTCTTTGGTATAACATTCAGCAAAAGAAAAAAAGAATTGCTGCTGGTTCAGGTGAAAAAATGAGAAAAGTTGGATCTAAAGGAGCACCTACTGCCAAGGCGATTAAAAAATCACAAGGTAAGTAGTGAAAAAGAAAAAAGTTAAAAACAAAAAACCAAAAATGGAACCTTATAAAGGTAAAATGATTTTTGCTAATGTAGATGGTAAAATTTTATCAAACCAAAGTTATAAAAAATACTACAAAGGTATGATATAATGACAATAATTACAAAAGGAATGGGAGCAATTATTAAAAATTTATCCAAAAAATCTAAAATTAAAAAACGTGGAATGTCAACAGAAGACAAAATTAAAACTGGTGCAGTAATTGGAACAGGAGCTGCAGTTACAGGACTAGGAGTTTTAAAAGCTAAATCCATAATCGATCAAGATTACGGTAAGACAAAAAAGGATAAAGAGTAATGGCAAGAACTGCCGCATGGCAAAGAAAAGAAGGAAAGTCTCCGTCAGGAGGTTTGAACAAAAAAGGAGTTGCATCTTACAGAGCTGCTAATCCTGGTTCAAAGTTAAAAACAGCTGTAACAACTAAACCGTCTAAATTAAAGAAAGGTTCTAAGGCTGCTAATCGTAGAAAATCGTTCTGCGCTCGTATGAAAGGCATGAAGAAAAGATTAACTTCTGCAAAAACTGCACGCGATCCCGATTCTAGGATTAACAAGAGTCTTAGAAAATGGAATTGCTAATGGCAGAACATTATACACTAGAAACATTCGTACCCACACTTAGAAAAATTATAAGAAATTCTTATCAGCAGATAGGTGACACTATGGTTGCTGGTGGAGTAAAAGACATGGAAGGTTATAGATACCTTTTAGGTCAGGCGCATGCCTTACAATTAATAGATCAGGAAATCTCAAACCTGCTAAATCCAAAGGAGGATAAAAAAAATGAGCAACCAGACACAACAAACGTCGTCAAATTCGGACAAAGAGATTCCGAAGACGAAACTAGCTCTTGAAGAAAAATATCAAGAGGAAAAAAAGTTAGAATCATTAAAAGAAGAAAAGAGATTAGACGAAACTAATATCGGTTCTATGATGGATCAATTACCTGAACCATCAGGATGGAGAATGTTAGTTTTGCCTTTTACACCAAAAGAAAAATCTAAAGGTGGAATTATATTTTCACAAGAATCTTTAGATAAAGCTAGAATGGTCACAAACTGTGGTTATGTAGTTAAGATGGGACCTCTTTGTTATAAAGACAAAGATAAATTTGAAACAGGTCCTTGGTGTAAAACAGGAGATTGGGTGATCTTTGCAAGATATGCAGGATCACGTTTACCAATAGAAGGCGGAGAAGTTCGTCTTTTAAACGACGACGAGGTTTTGGGTACAATTGCTGATCCAGAATCTGTGTTGCATTATATATAAACATAGGAGGAAACTATGCAAGAAGAAGCAAACAAAGAAGTTCCTATGGTGGATATTGATACTTCAGGTCCAGGGCAAGAAGTCGAATTAAACGATGATGCTCAAACTGAAAATCAAGTTGAAACTGTAGAAACAAAACAAGAAGACCCTAGCCCCGAGTCTCAAGAGACTAGCGGCGAGGAGCAAGAGACTAGCGACGAGAAAGATGCGAAAGATTTAGAATTAGAGAATTACTCAAAAGATGTTCAAAGAAGAATAGCTAAACTTACTGGTAAATGGAGAGAAGCTCAAAGACAAAGAGATGAAGCCATTGAATTTGCTAGAGTACAAAAAGCTCAAAGAGAAGCTTTAGCTAAAAAATATTCTTCAGTTGAACAAGCTGGAGTAAAAGATAGAGAAGAGAGAATCAAATCTGGACTATTAGCAGCTCAGACAAAATTAGCTACAGCTAGAGCTAATGATGATGTTGCAGCAGAAGTTGAAGCTCAAAAAGAAATTGCAAGATTAGGTTATGAAGAATCTAGACTTGCAGAAGCTAAAGAAATAGCTGAATCAGCCAAACAAAAGGAAGTTAAATCAGATGAAATACCTGCATTTAATAAACCTCAACCACAACAACAAAATGTAGATCCTAGAGCAGAAGCTTGGGGAGCTAAAAATAAGTGGTTTGGTACTGATACGGCTATGACTTATACGGCTTTTGACATCCATAATAAATTGGAAGCTGAAGGTTATGATCCTAATAGTGATGATTATTATGCTGAAATTGATAAAAGAATAAGACTTGAATTTCCGCATAAATTTGCTACAACTACTGATACAACGGCTCAAACGACTAAGCCAGTGCAAACAGTAGCGTCGGCAACGCGAAGCACAAAAAGTGGTCGCAGAACTATCAGTCTCACCCCTTCTGAAGTTGCTATTGCCAAAAAATTAGGAGTGTCATTAGAAGATTATGCAAAACAAAAAAAACACATGAAGGAGGTTTAAGCATATGGAAAAAGATAACAATATAAAGACCCCTCGTGCGAGTCAGTCAAGAGTTTCTGAAAAGAGACCTACAACCTGGACTCCCCCGTCATCTTTAGATGCACCACCTGCGCCGGATGGATTTCGACACAGATGGATAAGAACTGAAACTTTAGGCATGGACGATACAAAGAACATGTCAGGAAAGTTAAGATCCGGATGGGAACTCGTAAGAGCAGATCAATACCCGGAACATCCTTATCCACAAGTTGCTGAAGGCAAATACGCAGGAGTGATCGGAGTAGGCGGCCTAGTGCTGGCTAGGATACCAGAAGAGATCGCAAAATCTCGTGAGGCTTATTTTAGAAAACAAGTCCAAGATCGAGATGAAGCAGTTAACAACGATCTTTTGAAGGAACAGCACCCAAGTATGCCTATTGATAGTAATAGGCAGAGTCGCGTAACTTTTGGTGGTACTAAAAAGTAATTTTTTAGAAATACCAACTACCGCGATACTAAATATAAACTAAACTTAGGAGTAAAAAACTATGGCAACTAACGTAGATAATGCTTTTGGTCTAAGAGCCATTGGCAAAGTTGGTCAAAATAGAGATAACCAAGGTTTAAGTGAATATAGTATTGCAGCTAACTCAACTGCTATATACCAAAACGATCCAGTACAAGCATTAGCAACTGGTTACATTGGTGTAGGCGGAGCGGGCGGTAACTTATTAGGTTCACTTAACGGTGTCTTCTATACTGACTCAAGCACTTCGAAACCAACATGGGCTAATCACCTAGAAGCATCTAACGCTGCAACAGACATCGTTGGATTTGTTTCTGATGATCCTTATGAAAGGTTCGAAATTCAAGCAGACGCAGCAATGCCGATTGCTAACATTAACTTAAACGCAGACTTAGCGACTTACGCTGCTGGTTCTTCACCGAACTACATTTCTGCTGTTGAAGTTAGCATGACAAACATGACTACATCTGCAAAACAAATAAGAGTTATTGGCGTAACTAAAGATGACGATAACAACAATTTATCAAATGCTACAACTTATGCAGCAAATGTTAATGTTGTTGGAATCATCAACGAACATAACTTAAAAACTACAACAGGCGTATAAGGAGATAAACTATGGCGATAAGTAGAGGACAACTAGTTAAAGAACTAGAACCAGGTTTGAATGCTTTATTCGGTCTGGAGTATAAAAGGTATGAAAATCAGCATACTGAAATTTTCGACACAGAGACATCTGACAGAGCTTTTGAAGAAGAAGTAATGTTAAGTGGCTTTGGCAATGCACAAGTTAAACCAGAAGGTTCTGGCGTGACTTTTGACAATGCACAAGAAACTTTCACTGCTAGATATACGCACGAGACTATTGCTCTTGCATTCTCAATCACTGAAGAAGCGATTGAAGATAACTTGTATGACAGACTTGCGTCTAGATATACAAAAGCATTAGCTAGATCTATGGCGAATACTAAACAAGTAAAAGCAGCAAATGTATTAAACAATGCATTTGATTCAAGCTTTGCTGGCGGAGATGGTAAAGAGCTTTGCGCTACTGACCACCCAACAATTGCTGGCACAGTTTCTAACGAGTTAGCAACTTCTGCTGACTTAAACGAAACTTCATTAGAACAGTCGTTAATTGATATTGCGGCTTTCACTGATGAAAGAGGCTTGAAAGTTGCAGCGAGAGGATTAAAATTAATTATTCCAAGTGAATTACAATTCACAGCGGAAAGATTAATGAAATCTGCTCAAAGAGTTGGAACTGCGGACAATGATATTAACGCAATCAACAGCATGGGAATGATTCCACAAGGTTATGTGGTTAACAATTTCCTTACTGACACAGATGCGTTCTTTATCAAAACAGACGTGCCTAACGGTATGAAAATGTTCGTAAGATCACCAATCAAAACTGCAATGGAAGGTGACTTCGATACTGGTAACGTAAGATACAAAGCTAGAGAAAGATACAGCTTCGGCTGGTCTGACTTCAGAGGTATCTTCGGATCACCAGGTGCTTAATACTTGATTTAATTTAAGTATTTATTTTGAAA